AGATGTCATTCAGTGCATCACTCTCAGTCATACTATGAAACAACACTTTGACCCATTTAACTGCAACCAAGAACTGACCATCACCACAAGCAGGATCAAGAACTGTTTTGCCTGGTGTAAACTTATCCACTCCACATTCACGAAGCATTCTTATCACCAAGTCAGTAGGAGTGAAGACCTCGGCTGTTACTTTGACTCTATATTCATCACGATTGATCTCACCCATGTAAGAGTGATCATCCATCCTATTCTTTACTTCACTCCACAATTTGTCTGACATACACTCTCTCTTGTTCTGTGATGTTAAAGAAGTCGAACACATCATCATCACTCATTCTACGATCAGTTGGTAAGTTTGGCAAGCGACGAAATACTTTTTCATTACCAAACCCAGACCATTTTGCAGTCTTAAAAATATATCGCATCAACAAACTATTCAGGTTGTGTGTTAGATTCTCTCCCGACTTAGTATCACTTACAACCACATAATATGCCATATCAGTACCACCCAAAACACCATCATCATAGAATGGTTTTGTATATCCACTGCGTGACCACATAACTTTCTTTTGTGATGCCCAATCTTGTCGAATTCTTGAATACCAAGTTTGCTTGTTTGTGTGTAGAATAGGATGGATATGTTCATCACTTTGAGTTTTGCTTACAATACCCGTGCCCCGTAGCAAATTCACGTTATGACAGGTAGAATAATCATATTTTACATTTAAGTGCTCTTTTACCTCAAACATTACCTTATTATGGACAGATAATGCGTTTTGTGATAGATCAATGGGCAAATAGAACACAGAGCCATCTATTTTGCAGTCAAATACGTTATCCTGAGTAACAACTTTAGTTTTTTCTGCATCGGGACGGTTGGAGACCATATAGTCAGCGAACGTGCTTCCCACTTCAGGAAAATAGGTTTTTGTATCTAAGTGCAGAAACTTTACTGCCTTAGACTTAAACAATTGCAGAATTTTACTGGATGGTGATAAGAAACTACTGGGAGAAACCTGAAGGAGAATCCCCCCAGGTTTTAACCAGTGACTGAATGTTTTGAGTGTAAAATCAATCCATAGCTTATGCTGAGTCTTTCCTCTCTTTGTTGTATCCTGAAACGGTGGATTTGTTGCGACTATATCAAATTGCATTTTTATATTGATCGATTTCTCCAAATTGAGAGATGTTCACCTTAAATGGTTCGTCTCCCTCAATATCAAAAGCGGGAGTATAATTGACTTGAAGTTTAGACCAAACAGATTTATGAACTTCTTTAACCAAGTCCCACACTTTTTCTTTTTTATATCCAAGTTGATTATATGCAATTTGTAGAGTTTTTGCAATCGTCTTACTTATTTTTTCATTAAAGTCGTTTCTAACTCTATCTACCTGAGATGGTGTGTCTTTGCTTGTGTGCAAATTTAATACCAAATCTTGATCATTATCAAAACACTCTAATAAAACTCTTCCATAATATGTTCCATTTGCACCAGGGTCATTGATGTTTACCAATCTAATATCAGATTTACTGTCTTGAGTCAATTTCCACTTATCATGTTGCTGATCGATTGTTTCCTTTGATTTCTTGCTAATCTTTCTACCAGATGTAGCAAGAGTCATCATCCTATTGTAGATCTTTTTAGGAAAATTTTGAGTGGTCTTTTCATCACCCCATTTACCCAACCATATATCTTTGCTTTTATAGTATTCTAAGAATCTATCATAAGAATAGTCATATTCTCCCGTCATAAGTTTTGGTTGACCGATAAACCAACCCTTTTTATTGTCCATGACCTCTGCACATCTTTCCGAGACAATAATCCATGTCATCAGTCTGTGAGAGTCATGACAATCTGAGGTAAATGCTTGATCTCTGAGTGCTATCTCTAGTTCTTCTTCAGAATACTTTTTATTCTTTTTAACTTTCCTCATTGGGTAAAACTTTGCTCCCAACTCCTTGTAGCACTTCAGTCTAGTTCTACCAGTCAAAAGTTTCCATTTTTTTGCCTCTGAGTCCCAGTAACCATGAGCAGGTTCATGTTTATACAACAGTCCAACATGTCTAAGACTATTAAATAATTGGTTTTCGAGATCCTCATCTTTTGAGGTAAATACTGGATCAGTATCAACATCGGGAGCAACATCATCGATGGGGATAAGTTCTACTTTACCATCATCATTTTCATAATCAAGACCTAAAGCAAGATCTGGTGATTCTGGAAATTGATTTACATCGATTGGTCCATCAACAGGAGTTTTCATTGTCTTTTCAAAGTTGTTTCAAGTGTACTTCAAGAAAATGCTTTTGTCAAGCATTTGAAAGCAGGTTCAACAAACTCCTGCTTTCTTAAAGTCAATGAAAGTGTTAATAGACGTGGCAAACTCTTTACTTTTTTTCGGTCTGCGCTCTTGATAGTACAACAAAGTTCCAGCATCTTTTCCCTTCTTCCCATTCCCTTTCGGACTGAAGTAAGGTTTTTGACCCTCCCAAGGTTCTACACTTTTTTGATTTCCCCACCAACAACCATTGATATTAAATGTAAAAGGAATACTCCAAGATATGACCTCACCATCATTATCAGAAAAAGCAAATTGAATCGATTGACCATTTACTTTATATGTAAGTTTAGATTCATCCGAACTCACTCTCTTAAGCATATCCATGTACTTAGGATTATTCAAAGACAACAGATAACCATCAGGACTAAGAATCAATAATTCCTCTGCTGCATCAAGACCCGTCATTTTCTTGACTCTCTCAGTTACCTTATCCTTTCCAATAATATTAAGTGCTTTTACCATCAACAATGAAATTTCTTTACCATATTGTTTACGGTCTTTATCCAGTTGTTTCTCAATGTTGTAATAAAAACGTGCTTCATCTCCATAAACGTAAAACTTCTTCACTTTAGCATTTATCTCATCCATGCGATGATATATGGGGAGAAGTTCTTCATATCCCAGTTCTTTTAGAAATTTATCTCTTCTTTTAATAACTGATCCTTTCCATCTTTTCTGTTTGTTTCCAGGAACATAAAACATTCCACTACCAGGTGCTCTTTCAAAGATAAAATGATTGAGACCAGAGTTCCAAGTACCAGAACACATTTGTGCCTTTGTATGCTCTTTCTGATTTTTTAATCCTTGTGATACAACCACTTTATCCACAAATTTAAGAATAAAGTCACCCTTTTTACCCTGATCTCTATATTCTTTCTCTACATTTACAAAATCAAACTTTTTATTAGGGAACAATGAAACATATTCATTGTAAACAGATTCTGCCCACTTATCAACATTAGTACAATAGATAGATTTCTTAAACGATTCAGTGATTCCGTATTCGTCACAATAATTCTCAAAATCTAGTTTCTCTTTTTCATAAGAATCTGTCAATGCTGTACCATTAGACACAGCAAGTTTCTGCATCTGGTAAACAACATATTTCTCACCCGCATCCTGATGCTGATGATCTTTTTGCGTACCTGCGCCCATGGTGTGCTCCTTTGACTCTTTTAATATACACGGAAACCATCCCCTGTGGGGGGATAGTGGACACTTCAATCAACTGGCACACTCATTCTGTTAAGTTATCGATCTGCCTATAAAGTTCCGAATGAGATGGAGGATTTTGACTAGAATCACTATAATAACGATAAAATGCACTGCCTTTAGGTGGCAATTCTCTTTTAAGTCTTTCTTTCTTCATCATCAGTTGGTATGCTCTTTGATACCGATCTAATGCAATTTCAAAATCATTCATCGACGAATCTCACTGATAGCAGGTTGACCTTGATTGAACACAACATCAACAACTGCCTGAACTTTCTTGGCAGTGCTGATACCAACTCTGTCATAAGTTGGAATACAAACTAAACCAAACTTCTTCTCACTTCCACCCAAACGTATCACACGACCGATAGACTGACTGATACCAATGTAGTCCATATTACGCATGAAGATAACAGCCTCAAGTCCACTTACATTGATACCCTCAGATAGAATAGAGTGGTGAAGAACAACAAATTTCTTGGTCTTGTCCTTGCCCCAAGTATTCAGTGTGTCAAAGAATACGTCACGGTTGACTTTCTTACCATCGATGATTGCACCTGTCTTCGATGTAATCGTCATCCAAGAATAGCCACGCTCTTTGAGTTGTAGGCAGAAATCTGAATGAGTGAGAAGATTGATGATTTGCTTTGTTGTGCGAGCACAGATCAAAGTCTTGTCGATGTTATTGTCATCGATAGTCTCAATCAGATTGTCACAATCATCAGCAAACATTACCTTGCGACCTTTAACCATAGGCAATTGCTTGACTACAACTTTAGGAGGGAGAATGTATCCCTGTTTGACCAACTCAGGGGCAGGTACATTGCACAGAACCTGACCATAAACACTCCAGTTCATGCCTGGTTTAGTGGCAGCAAGAGAATGTTTAGGTGTTGCAGTGAAGAAATAGCAACGATTTGCTTCATTAGCAAAATACTCAGTCGCAGGAAAGAAGTTCTTCTGCACACTGTTGTGTGCTTCATCAAAATAGATGTTATCCACCTGAATATCTGCTTCCACAACACGATGAAGAGAATGATAAGAGGTGAAGATGATAACGTTCTCACCTTCTGCGCGAGCAGTGTTAGTGAATACGTGAATGTTGTCTGCATTAGTTGTAGAATAGTGGTCTGTTTCACCACTATGAACGTGCATTACATGTGTGTGAGTTGTATCAATCAACTCAAGGAATTCACTACACAATTGTTCTGCCAACAGAATACGTGGAGCAACAACAACAGTTGTCATTCCGTTGTCAATATACTTACAGTTCTCCACAACATCTTGAATCATACAGATAGTTTTGCCACCACCTGTAGGAACAATCACTTGACCTTTGTCATAGGCAAGCATACTGTTGAGAATGCGTTTCTGGTGTGGACGAAGGGTCAGGGTCATTCGTGTTCCGTTGATACCAATACTATAGCGCACAGAGACCCTCCTGAGAGCGCCTCTGTGCCACTTGTTCAATCGTCTGCGTCGTCTTGTTTCGGTTCTACCTTTTTAACAACTTTTGGTCCTTTTTGAACCATATCATTATCAACGAAGAACTGAACTCGTTCATATCGCAAGTTCAATAGATCAGCATATAATTTTTTTTGTGCTTCTGTATAACGGAAGTTTTGATCTCTCCATTGCTTTTGGAGATCTTTGATTTCGTAGAGAACTTGAGCAGGTCGCATGTCAAACAGTGTAGTTGGTGTTAGAGAATTCGTCGAGTTGGATGTTCATTTTTGATTCATTTTCTTCGAGTTCTGTGATGTCGAAGATTTCTCCTGGCATGTCCTGAATCTCAGTCCAAAAATCGTCCATTTTTGTTGTTGTTTGGGTGAAGTGTGTGGAGTTTATCATCAGCAGTAGAGTTGCCAACTGACTCACTTAGGAGTGATGAATGGGTGTCCTGTTCCCCTCCACTCAATTAATATACACGGGATTGGTGTCCTGTGGGGGATTAGTGGACAGTAATCGTAGTGTCCACTGCTTTCAAGTTTTTCTTTACATGTTCTTCCCAAAATACTGCGTCTTCAATCTTAAGGAAGTTTGCAGAATGTTTTGCGAATCCCTTTTTCTTCGGTTTTAGATAATTCACTCGGTACATCATGCCAATGTCTAATTACTCCAGAAACAATAACCATATTAGTAGTGAGCAGACTGACAAATATGATACTGCGAATGATAGCAACATAATTGTCATAAGGTTTTGTTTTATCATCACTGAAACTCCCTAAAGAATACTTCCATATCTGCCAAACTTTTTGCATAACGATTCTTTCTTGTATGAACGTATTCTAATTGATTCCACTGTGTTGTAAAACAAAGCAAAAGTGTGTGGATATATTTGTGTCTTTCATTCTTTGTGTACTGACAATTAGGTTTTGGTCTAATACCAGTTTCAATTGTAATATACATGTCATCGTAAAAATATACCCAACCTTCAGCAGTTATATGATCTGTCTTCCATCGAACATAATCATCAACTTGAGGAATATATTTCATTAGAAAAATGCTGCTTCCAAAGGATTTAGGTTGAGTTGCATAGCAGTATATGGACGAGTATCATTAATACATACTTCTTTTCCTATCTTATTTGAGTTGATGGGGGCATAGTAAGTGTGCGTATTGCTTCTCTTCGTTCTTTTGTATTTGACAAATCCCCAGATGGTACGAATAGGACTATCAGTAGTATAAGCATAACTCTGAGTGTTACAAAGCCATATAGCATCCACATTAGATTTGAAACTTTTACATTCATAATAGTAATGTTCTGGTGCTGTGTGGGGGAATCCATCAGGCAGTTCTAATAGGTTCATCATTAACGAAAATTCCCTCATAATCTGGATACATTGTAGCAACAATATACTGTGCAAGTGCTTGTGTAGGTGCCACTACATAAACCTCCACATTATATGCTAGTTGTTCATCAGTATCACCACCTTGCATGGCAAGTTCTACCTCAACTTTCCATACATTTCCATTCTCAAGGTGTTGATCCCAAGAGACTATCATATCAGGTTGCATTTTTCTTTACCTCTTTTTTTGGTTCGTATGGATGTGCTGGTTTATGTTCTCTATCCATAGGTTGAGATCTAGTCAAATCTCTACGGGATTGATTACTAATGATGATAAACGCATCTTTGTTGTACTTACGAGTGCCAATGGGTGATTGCCACTTCTTATTATACACTTCACCAACATCAATACCAGATACTTGAGTACCTGCCATTTCAACTATAATATTGTCACCTTCTTCCCACCCATATTTTTGGGCAAAAAGAGCAACCTGTTCAATAATTGTGGGAGGTTCCATAACATGTTCTTCTGGGTCAAGTTTTCCATTCATGTAGTAAATTCCTCAACAATTTTGGATTCAAGTTCTTCTGAAAGTGCATAAGTGCGGGACTTCAGAATATTTTCACGGAGATGTGTATAGTATTGACTATTAAAGTCTCCTTGATCTGCACTGGTAATGAGGTCAAAGCACTCATTGTCATCCTGTGCGATTACATTCCAAATGCCTCCATATTCACTAGATGGAAATGGAACATAGTGGTCCACGATGTAGAAAAACTTGGTCATTGTCTCCGATGAATTACCTCTTAATTCTATCATGAAAAAAAGAATTCTTCAAGGTAGTAATCAACAGTCACCTCAAGTTCTGCTGCCTCTCTCTCAATTTTAGACCAAAAATCTTCAGCAAGATTTTCGTAATACTTTTTTTCTTGATCGGTCATAGTGTGATGAATACCCTTTTAATATACAGGAGATTGAAGCGGAGTGTGGATAATGGGGTCAGTTCAACCACCGTCCACCTGACATCCTAACATACTACCTGTAACAATTCCTAGAGGAATAGCCCACAATCTACCATCTTTGCGTGATAATGCAGCACCCGCACCACCACCAACAATACCACCTAAGATAGATCCTTCGACACAGGAATTGTTATCCACATCACCCACATTGGGGTATGATTTTTCATGGTGATAATAAGGAGTAGTCTGAGGGATGTAATCTCGTTCACATGCAACCTCAACACGTTTGCGGTAAGTTTTCACATATCCAGGTCTCTTTGCTGTTCCTGGTACATATTCTTCTCTATATTCTTTGCGGTAACACTTTTGCTCTTCAGCATAACCACCCCTAGATCTATATCCTGTAACAGGACCACCAGCAAAAGCTGGAGCAGTTGTAGCACCAATTATTAATAATGCGGTGATCAGTTTCATCATAGTTTCTCAACTAATATAATTATGCCACAAAAAAAGACCCTTAGCAAGGGGTCTTGTGATACTATTCAGATTGTCTTGCCTTTCGTACAAGATATTCTGCAAAATCTTCCATCTTATCAGGATGTATTGCCCTAATGCCACACTCTTCCACCGCAACTTTCATAGAATCAATTTCATTTTGATCTAATTGTTTGTTTTTGGGCAGAGTCATTGGCAATCTCCTGGTATGTGTTAACATCCTAACACGAATGTCTCACATTATCTATAAATTTAAGATTCTCTTTCGATTTTTGTTACAGGAGTTAATGATTCAATTGATTCCATCTCCCACCAGACACGGTCAAAATCTTCTGATTTCCAAAAATCTTCCCAATCCTTTTCAGTTGCTTCACTAATCATTTTGTGCTTCCTTTTTCCGTAACTTTTTCGCTGCTTTGATGCGTTTTTTCACTTGTTTAGCAAATCTTACATCTTCCGCAGTATACCAATCAGGATGCTTCTTTGCACGTTTGATAATAATCTTAGCTGCTTTTTTATCCTCCATAGAACATAATTAGACACTATGTACTATTTATTCGTGTTCCTTGAAATAAGTGTTAATTACTTCTAAACGTTCTACTTCTTTTGCAATCGCATCAATTTGATCTTGAATTGCAGCAAGAACATCAGGATGTTCACCAATACCAACAGGATTATGCAGATAGATTTCTACATTAACTCTTGCTTTATCAATGTTACCTTTACATTGAGAACGCAGTGCATCTAAAGTTTGTTTACGAAGATTGCAAGACATTAATAAAGTTCCTCTTCTTTTTCAGATTCAACAACACAATCACTGGTTGGATAAGCAACACAAAGCAATGCAAATCCTGCATCAATCTGATCATCATCCAAGAATGATTGATCGCTTTGATCTATAGTACCACTAACAATTTTACCAGCACAAGAAGAACATGCACCTGCACGACAGGAATAAGGAAGGTCAATACCTTGCTCTTCAGCAGCATCTAGGATGTAAGAATCATCGGGGCAATCAATAACACTTTCAGTTCCATCAGGTGCTTTAAGTGTAACAGAGTAGTTCATGTATCTTTGCTAGGTATGAATATTATATATGATACCGACTTACGTGTCAAGTTGTACTTCTTTAGGTTTTTTATTGAACCCAAACGGACCAACACCTGGAGTGTCAAAATTTCTACGTTTTTGTGCCATATCACAAATAGTTTCCATGACCTTAATTGTATCTTCTACGGTACAATTCTCTGGCATGTTACGATGCACGATGTCAAAGAGTGGGAAGAACTCTTTTGCTGCATCACTCACCTCTGACGATGTTAATGGATCATACTCTTTCATCATTTACCTCCGGTTTCATAACCAAATTTGTCATCTTGTTCTTTAAGTTTACGTTGACGAATATCTTCGTGCAGTTTTGCAATAGCAGCACGAATTTCAGGAGTATCATCATACTCCCATTCGTCATTCTTCTTGTTCTTAAATGTTTTTTTACTCATACAAACTGCCTTAATTTTGTCAAGATAATCTTGTATGCTTCTACTATATCACCTTCTCCTTTACGAAACAAGTCCTTATCAAACCTTTGTGTTTTGTCTTTACTCCATAACCTCATATTGTCTGGTGAGAGTTCATCAGCTAAGAAAAGATCACCATGAGCATCATGCCCAAACTCCAGTTTGAAATCAACTAGATCAATACCACATAATAAAAAGAGTGGTTGTAGTAAATCGTTTACATTGCGAGCCTTTTCAATCAATGGTTCTGTGTCGATACCCATTAACCTCACACGATCTGGTGTGAGCAAGGGATCATTTTTACTATCATCTTTAAGAAAGAACTCAACAATAGGAGGTTGAATAAGAAACCCCTCTGTGATATTTGTAGTCATTACGATAGAACCAGCAGCGATGTTTCTACAGATAACTTCCACTGGAGCAATCTTTAGTTTCTTACATCTCATACTATCCAATGAAGGACAATCAATAAAATGTGTTCTAATTGAATTACTCTCCAGATACTCAAATAACATTGCTGTCATCAAACAACAGATTGAACCCTTCCCCTTTGGATAGTCAATCATCTGCCCATTTCCAGCAGTTACACAATCCTCATAACGAATTAATACTTCTTCAGGATTGTCTGTTTCAAAAAGTGTTTTTACTTTTCCTTTTAAGATTTCATTCATAGTTTACCACTTACAAAAGCATCACCAACAACTCTTGTGTACTTCTCAAGTGTTCCATCTTGCTCACACTTAAGATGCCAACGTGACACTTCTAAAACACCATCATATGTTGCACCAGTAAGAAAATTATCACCAGTTTTTTTAACACTGATGAATAATCCATACCTAGTTTCTTTGATGTAGAAAGCATCATCGATCCAATCTACTTCCGCAATTTCTGGATGTACGTTAGTCTCGGTCATTTCTTACGTTTTGAATTGCTAGTAGTGTTTCTAGTGGAATCCATGCTGGATTTTCTTCTGCGAACTGTACTTGTACTTCCGTCACCACCTTTTCCAGTTGGCGATCGTAACTTTGTCTTGTGTTTTTGACTGGACTTAAGGGATTTGCCGTCACGATTTGATACCTTATAATCTCTTGATTTTAGTTTACACCTATCCAGATATTTTTGCAAGTGTTCCTCACACTCAAAGTGGCACACGGTAAGTGCAACACCTTTTACATTATGACAATCTTTATTTACTTCCAATCTCCATGGAAATGTTTCATATGGGAACAAGATATGAAAATCAGGGTCAAGAATACTAGATCTAATCATTCACTTCCACTCATGCGAAACCTTTTATAGTCTTTTCTTGTATTGGTTCAATTACATTGACTTTACAATCTCTCCACTTACGAACACATTGAAACCAATATACTTTCATCTGTTCATAATCATCAAAGACAATAGAACTTTGATTATCATTAAATATCAACTCATAATGATGTCTATCATATGAATCACTAGAAGTTTGAGTGAAATACTGTGGATCTTCAGGTTTAATCAGTTCCATCACAGATACATCCTTTCTTGTGTAAAGTTCATTTCAAATTCTATTGTGAGTTTTTAGAAACATCAGGACTAGGATAAGTTATGATGATTCTTTCTGATAGTTCTCCATTGGAATTGTAAAGTGATTGTTTGTGCCAGGTTCCATTAACAATTTTACAAATGTTATCGAGTTGAATCTCCATCATCATACGCGAAGTTTCTTTGTCCATCAATACCACCTTTTTGTTTTGAGATAGTTAAGAACTTCCTTACGAACGTCCATCAATTCATTATAGCACAATTGATTGTGAGCACACTGACGAAGAGCAGGATCGGGTTTAATTACAGACTCGATAAAAATATCAAGTCCACGATTCCATTTGTCCTGTTTATTTTCTTCATCAGCAATCTGATTTTGATCATTCATTTAATAACCTCCCAGTGATCATCGGATGATTCGTTCATCCAAAAAAA